ATACACTACTATGCCAAGACTCAGTTTATACCGCCCAGAAAAAGCCAACGATTACACCTTTATTGATAGACTTGTTTTAGAACAGTTTATGGTAGGGGGTACGGATGTCTACATTCACAAATATTTAGGTCCTAAAGATCCCTTAGAAGGGGAATCTACCCCAGAACAACCTAAAAATGCTCATGCTATTTCTGAGCTTGGAATACAAGATTTATTACTATTAGAAACTAGAGACAGAAAATACAGTGATGACATCTATGTCATGCGTTGCATTTACAATATGCAACAATTAGACTGGAGTCTAACACAGTTCGGATTGTTTTTAGCCAACGACACCATATTTGTACACATACATTTAAACGACTGTGTTAAACGAATTGGAAGAAAGTTAATGGCGGGTGATGTTTTAGAACTGCCACACTTAAAAGACCCATATGCTCTTAATGAAGCAACTGTGGCATTGAGAAGATTCTATGTTGTGGAAGATGTACTACGTCCTACAGAAGGATTTAGTCAAACTTGGTACCCTCATTTGATAAAAATAAAATGTAAACCGCTAGTTGACAGTCAAGAATTTAAAGATATACTTGATAAGCCTGCAGAAGATCCATTTAGTCCATACGTTGGCGACGACTCTTCTACTGCACTAAGAGATTTGATCAGTAGTTACAATAGAAACATGGATATTAATAATGCTGTTGTAGCACAGGCAGAACTTGATGCTCCTATGAGTGGCTATGATACCGACTCTTTATGGATGGTGCCAGTAGATGCCACCGGAAAGGTTATGATGGTTGATGCTAGCGGTGCTCAAATAGATGCCAGCGCATTTTATATGACCAGTACCAGTGAAAGTGGTGTATTAAGATACTTGAACAAGCTATGGACTCCAGACTCTATCATAGAACCAGAATTTTTAATCAATCCTACTGAGCAACAATTACAAGATAAAGGTATACCAGTAATAGATACTAGTATTATTTTGAAAAGTCCAAGACAAAATTATTATATTGGCTATTTGATTGGTGACACAGTGCCGCCAAACGGCTATCCTTTAAGTGGTATGGGCGCACAATTCCCTGACACAGCGGTAGACGGTACGTTCTTTTTAAGAACTGACTTTTCTCCTACAAGATTGTTTAGATATAATGGTTCTAGCTGGCGTGTTTTTGAGGATAATGTACGTATGACATTGAGCAATACCAACACACGTAAGACATTAAAGACAGGATTTATTAATAATACCAATCAAACAACAATTGGCAACAAGGTCATTGACGAACGTCAGCCTATTAGTAAGCCATTAGAAGTTGGAAAAAATTTGAAACCCAAGGCAGATAATTGATGCAACATTATTATGACGGACAGATAAGAAGATATCTGACACAATTCATTAGAGCACTGAGCGGCTTTAGTTACAAGGATAGTCAAGGAAATTTGAAAGAAGTTCCTGTTAGATTTGGCACTGCTAACAAACAGGCCGCTGCCGTGTTGCGACAAAACAGCGAAAACTTCCTAATGCAAGCACCTTTTATCAGTGTTTACATTAATAATTTAGAATTAAGCCGCGGACGTATGCAAGATCCCAATTTTGTCAGTAAAGTACATGTCCGTGAAAGAGAATGGGACGAAGTTGCAGGTAATTATAATTCCAACAAAGGTGCAGACGTCACTGTTGAACGACTAATGCCTAATCCCTATCAATTAACTTTGATAGCTGACATTTGGACCACAAATATTGATCAAAAGTTACAAATTTTAGAGCAAATAATTGTATTATTCAATCCTGCCATAGAATTACAGACCACAAGTAGTTATTTGGACTGGACTAGTTTGACTACATTGGAATTAATGGAGATAAGCTATACTAACCAAGTGGTTCCTAGTGGTGATCAGGAATTAGAGATAGCGAGTCTTACTTTCAGTGCGCCAATTTGGCTAAGTCCTCCAGCAAAAGTCAAACGTATGGGCGTTATTACCAGTATTATTGCTCGCGTGTTTGACGAAGAGGGCAATATTACAGATGATATCATTAATGGAACGTTGATGAGTAGGCAAGTCATTACATTTGACAACTATGGTATACTAATCACAGATAATAGTGGTCAAGGGCTATACACTGCCAAGTTATTAAGTAATAGTGAGAGTACTACTGGTACTTTTAATACTAAAACAACAAAAAACGGCATTGATATCAACTGGTTAGAAATATTAGAAAAATATCCTGGCAAATATGTAGCTAATTTGAGTAAGGTACAGGTTATGAAGCCAGACGGACGTTGGGCACAAGCCAGTATCTCATTGAATCCTGACGACGAAACATTATTAAATTTAAATTTTAAGACATTTGACGATAGCTGGCCTACTAATACAGTGATTGCTGGCAGAGGAACCATAGATGCTATTATTGATCCCACTAAACCTACCAATAGAACTGCAACATCTGGTCTACGTTACTTAATACTTGAAGACATCAGTGTCGCTGATAGAAATTATGGGCCTAATAATGCAAGTTTACCAGGTGTAGCACAATGGGGCAACTTAACAGCCAGTGCCAATGACATTATTGAATACAATGGCACAGCTTGGACTGTAGTTTTCAATAGCCAGCAGACTACAACACTAACATACATAACTAATGCTTATACTGGAGTGCAGTACAAATGGGATGGCACACAGTGGACTAAGAGTATGGAAGGTGTTTATCCTGCAGGCAAATGGCAAATAGTTCTATAAACAAACTAATAGTATGTAGTGGTGCTTTATTCTATGCAAAAAGCACAAAAAGATTCTTGTTCTTACAAAGAACTCAGGGAAAAACTGCAAAATCTTGGGGAATTGTTGGCGGAAAACAAGAAGACAATGACAGTACTACATACGAAGCACTAAAACGTGAAATAACAGAAGAAATTGGGTTTTTGCCAGAGATAAAGAAAACAATTCCTTTAGAACTGTTTGTCAGCAACGACGACAACTTTAACTATCACACATATTTGCTGATTGTTGAAGAAGAATTTATACCTAAACTAAATTACGAGCACAGTGGTTGGGCGTGGGCAACAATGGATCTTGCACCTAAACCGTTGCACCAAGGTCTACGTAATACCTTTACAAATAAAACAATTAGAACCAAGTTAGAGACTGTATTTGACATCATAGATGTAATTTAATATTTTTACAGTCACAAAAAAGCCCCATTGCTGGGGCTTTTTGTTTGACAGCGTAATCGCTTACGCTTGGCTTTCCTTCCATGAAATACGTGCTGTAACTGTTGTTGCGGCACTTGTATCTGTTGGAACTACGCACACTGTGATAATGTCTGGACCGTTTGGATAAACATAATCACCGCCTAAGATACTGTTACCAATTTCAGCAATCTCACTCAAGTCTGCTGTGACTGGGCTGTTAACGGCTGCACGGAATTCATAAATTGTAACTCCACCGTTTACTGTATCTGTTGTCTGACCAGTGTGTTTAATAACCTGTGTCAATGATGGCGCACCGTAATTAGTAAAATATGCCTGTTGTGATAATGCGGCATTTAGAATCAACTTAACGGAAGCAGGTTTGTTGTTTGTGTTACCAACAACTAGACCAACTTGTTGTAAGTTAATACTCATGCGGTTAATGATATCTTTTTCACCTAATGCACCAACTAAGCTGTTGTCTACGCTAGGTGCTAGACGAATACTTAGAATTGGCACGTTAGTACCTGCTAGTGCTTGTGGGATACTGAGTGTGTCAGAACCACCAGAACCAGAAGCAACAGTGAACAAGTATGCCTTATCATCTTCAAACACGCCGTCCATGATTACAGAAGCACCCCAGTGATACAAGCTAGGAGCGTAAGTTGGGTTGTTACCATTTCTAATCTCATATCTTGCTGGTAAGTTACCAGAACGTAAATAAGCTTCTGTTTCTCTGTTGTTATGGATGAACTCATGTACATACATAACTACACCATCAGGACCTTTAAATCCAAAGCGTACTTTACCTGCACCGTACCAACTATAGTCCATATAGGTCATCTGCATACGATTAATATTTAGGTTAAATCCACTTCTTCCAGTGCCGTCTGCTTTATCTAAACTCCACTCACTTTGTGGTACTCTTAGATCTTGTGTCAATGTAGCTACTACGTTGTTGCGTGTAGTTCCTCGATATGACGGAGTTATTTGAATCTGTGTATCGCTAACAACCTTAGTTACTTTGTAGCTCATACCACGAATAACAATGAAGTTACCAACTTCTAACTGTTTTGTAAAGTTAGTATTGTTTCCATTTACAACGTTACTCTTATTCACTACGTTCATAAAACCACCAAGTTGTTTTGTACTGTTACGACGTACACAATGTAAGCTCTTTCCGTCATATTCCCAGAACATACCGTTTTGGTCATCAAACATTCCAGAACGTACAACTGCATCCTGCCATTCATACACAAACAAGTTAGGGAATCCACGAGGAGCTAGGTCATACGGAATCCCATTTGTTAAGTATCTAAATGTAAAGTCGTCGATGACGTTAGCTACTACAAAGTTTGGACCACTTAAAGGTTGTGTGTATGGAGCACCACGTACAATGTTAGCAATAATACTAGCTGTATTGGTGTCAATTGCAGTCTTAGCAGTTTGGAACTCTGCATCTGCCCATAGTACACTTGGCTCTGTGCGTGTTGCTGGCAACAATGCCAATGCTTGTGTAACATTGGTTGCACCAACTACATCTGCTGTGATTTGAACTAAACTTTGTGCTTTAGTGATCTCTGCAGAGTTAGCATTAGAGCCAGTTGTGTCCTGTGTTAGAGCGTTACCTGTAGATTTGGTCACAGTTGTACCGTCTAAGATTTGAGCAATGATTGTCTTTAAACGACCATATGCTGCCACAGTTTGAATTCTGTGATCTGGGCTAATTGTTGCTCCTTGATTTGAGAAACCATAGAAGAAGAACTTAGCTTGATCATAGGTCGCACTGTTTCCGCCGTATAGTATGTCATAGATGATAGCATTTACAGCATACTTAACATCTCGTTCGCACTTGGCTGTGTCGTGATTGTATAGTGGGTAATTTTGTTCTACCCATTTCTCAACTTCACGTGCCATAAAGTCTCTGTTATTGATCAAACGTGTTTTAGCTGCCAACTGACTTGAACTTGCATTAGTTGGATTATTGTAACTTAATGCATCTGCGGCACTTCTACCGTTGTTGATGATGTCAAGTACTTCATTCCAGAACGCATTACTACGTGTGGTTGCAGTTGCACTTGCGCTAACACCAGTTAAAGCCGCTGTAGCGTTTCTTGCATTGGTAATATTACGCTTAACTCCCTCAGAAATTTCCAAGCTGTTAACTTCAGCAATTCCTAAGAAAATAGAATTGTAATTTGTACCTAGCGCAACGTCAAATCCAGCACCTTTGAGCAAGTAACCTAGATCACGTTCGCATTTTACTGCTTCGTATTCACTAGTAGATCCTACGTTTTCTACGATGATCTTGTTACCTGTAGAAAGTTTGTGTGGACGACGTGTGACCACTGTAGCGTATGTTGTACCGTCGTGTGTGATACGACTTACGTCAATGCTTGGGCTAAAGTTAATACCTGTGGAGTACTGTAAGCCCTTACCAGACTGATAACGGAAGTACTTACGTGTTTGACGAACAATACTTACGCCTGGTCCTTTACTTGCATTGATTTCAACACCGCCATCAAATGGTCTGTGTACGTTCATACAATCTGGACGCACATATAGTTGTGTTTCGTTAATAATCGGTAGTGCTGTCAACACACCGTCACGAATATTACCATCATTTTGGCTGGTAAAGAATACAGAACCGGTAAATGTTGTACCGCTTGTGATATCACCAGTTGTGTTATAACGAATCCAACTTGAACCAGAGGCTGTAGCAGCCACTAGGTAATGATTAAATCCGCTACCAGTGCCGTTTAAGTCACGATGTAGTGCTTTTAGTGCGTTAGCTAAGTTGTCAGCTAATCTAATAGTATCATCGTTGACACGAATAACATAATAAGTTGCACCGTCTGTTAAGTTACCAATCGCAGTACCTGAGTTAGCAGGACCAATTGAGTAGTAAACCTTAGTACCAGTTTGCAATCCGTGTGCTGGCAATGTAATTTCGTCAGTGGTAACGTTTACAACTTGTGTTACTAAACCACTAACTGCCACAACTGTCTCTTGTGGGTTAAATGTTATTGCACGACTTGGGAAAGGATCTGTTACAACCATTTCTGCATCATTGTTAACTGCAAGAACAGACATAGAATATGTAGCATGTTCTAATACTTCAAATCTATGATACTGTCCTGTTCCTAGTGCTGTTAGGTTCACCATGTACTGGAAGTTACCAGTATCACCGCTACCACCACGCTGTGCTTCTGCAGGGTTGGTATGTAAGGTAATATCATTGGCACCTAGTACGTTTACATAATAAACTCGATTAGCAGTTAATCCTCCAATTGCTGTTTGTGGTAGGCCAGACACATAAGAATCATAATCACTAGCTGTTGCCTGTGAAGCGCCACCCAACGCATCAATCCTATAAATCACTGCATCACCGTTACGTAAGCCGTGCGCGGCAGTAAAGTTGATTATGTTATCACCAACAATTACACGAGCAGCCAATGAACCATCAAAGTAAATTGTCCTACGTGGAATTGTGTTGGAAACCTTAACAACGTCGCCACCTCTATAACTGGTTAGGAATCGTGTGCTGTAACTTGGTAAAGTTGGGCAAACAATCCAGTTCACACTATAACGAGCAGCATCGCTAATTGGCTGTTGACCAGTGTTAGCTGTACCACTTCTAGTACCAGTTACAGACATGTAGTAGCTGTTTCTAAATAATACTACATCGCCGTAATAGTAGCTGTCTGAAGTATTCCATTCGCCTTTATATGTTGTACCAGTTAAAGTTGGGTTAGTAACTTTGAATTGGTGAACTGATCCAGTACCAACACCTAAAATATCTGCACGGTCAGTGTTGGTGTAAGCACCAACCCATGTGTTGTGTAATGAGAAATTATTAAGTGGTGCGGCGCCACCGCCACCAGCTGTTGCTCCAGCAAATACTGAGTTAGATACGAAATACTGTCTTCCGTTAATCAAACCGTTAATTGCAGTTCCGCCTGCCCATACTTGATAAACAACTCGGTCACCAGTAGTAAAACCGTGGCTATTAAACACAATACGATCTGAAGCTGCCAATACGGCTGCGCTAGAACTACCATTAACCACAATGTCACGTGCTACAATAGTAGCTAAACCGTTGGCCAAACTATCACCTGCAACCTGTGAAGTAGTTAAAGTATGTGCTCCTGCACTACCATTACTGCTTAGTCTATTAATAGCAATGCCTGCTAGTGCATTTGCCTTGGTTGTGGCCAATTGAAGTGCTCCTAAGTCTTTACTGATCACATAATAAGTTGTAGCATCAGTTAGCTTATTATAGCTATCATACACGCCAGTAGCACTATCTCCAATTGCATAAGTCAATAATCCCTTACTATAGGTGACTGCTGTGCCTGTTGCTAGTCCATGATTTGGAATGTAAATGATACCATCTGTCAAATTCATTTGATCTTGCGGATCAAACTTAAATTGACGCTGTGCTATTGTTGAACTAGCAGTAAATGCCATACTGGTAGTAGTTGGTAAACTTGATATGGTATATCCACCGTCTAATGTACCAGTTGAGCTGGTATCTTCCAAAGTATGGTTAACTGTAGTAGATGCCAGACCTTGTAACGGGATGGCACTATAGAACTGGCGGAAATCAAATGTACCAGAAGAACCTACGTTAGTGATATCAATTGGATAGCCTGCATAGGCCAGTGCAGGACTTAATGCTAGTTGGAATGTGTTGGCATCAACTACTATAACATAATAAATTGTAGTTGCTGTCCAACCAGTAACTGCGCCGCCGCCACCTGTCAATGCTGTTAACAACACTGTTTCAGCTGTTCTAAAACCGTGGTTAGTAAAAGTCCAAGTGTCAGTTGTTGCATTAGCACTACCAAATGCTACAGTGAATCTACGTGGTAATGTTTGTGTTGTAGTGTACAATTGGAATGTACCATATAGTTTTTCAACTACTTGCCCTTCCTCATACGCTGCCGCAGTAGTACCATTCTGTGCTCTGGTCACGTTGATAGTAAATGGATTACTAGCACCTGTGATAGTGCCAACAATCATAACTTCATTACCAACACGGATATAATCACCTGTGGCTAGGTTTGTTGTAGCTGTAATCTGTAGTGCAGTTGCACTTGCTGTACATGCGTACAATGTTCCTGGAACTGCTAGTGGTAAATCTTGAACCACGTTCTTAACGATATACTGATTGTTGTTGATCAAGCCAGGAGCACCTGCATATGGACTACCAATATCTACCCCACCTTGATTCTCATAACGAACTAGTGCATTTTCAACAAAAATTTGATTTTGTCTAGGAATGATAATTCTATTACCAATTGGGTTAGAAACCGCTGTGTTAGCAAAACTGTGTGTTGCAGTTGCGCCAGCAATACTTGTAATCTGTACAGTTGGCTGTCCTGTTGGTAGTGTACCAACAGAGTAGGCCTGAACTTTAAAGATGTTATTTGTAATAGGCACCATGTAATATAATGCGTTACTGGTCAAGCCGCCTACAGGTGTTGCCGCTGTCAACTGTGCTCTAACACGAGGCCAGTTAGTCCCGTTAATAGGATCACGATAGTAGTCAAATAGTGGACCTGGATAGTCAAACCCAGTTGGATATGTACCTTGTACACCGGTTCCACCAGTGGCTTGGTTGGTAGCAGTACCACCATGGTTAATCAAGTAGAAGCTGTTGCTGTAAGTATTTTCTTCAATTCTAAAAGCGTAGAATCTGCCAGCACCAACAGTTGTAGCACCAGTAAAGTTAACTGGAGCCGCATTTGGTGCTGTTGTTATAGAGAATTCTTTTACTGCACCGGCAGTGTTGGCACTATTGATACTTTCAACATAGTACTTTTGATATGAAGCATATGTATTTGGTGTGTCAGTTACGCCAGTTGGCAATGTTGAGCCTGAACCAGTTTTAATAACAATTGGGGTGTTTTCTTGTACATAACTTGGTAGTATATTAAACAATGCAATCACACGGTCACGACCAACACCACCTGCACCTGATACAGCCTGTGAAGTAAAGTTAGCAATAGTAAAGCCTGGATGGAATGCGTAGATACCACCTGCGGCTGTAGTAGAAGTTGTAAAGTTTACCTTAGTAGCTCCAACACCTGTTGAGTATGGTGTTGCTCCAGCAGTACCGTTTTCTGTTGTATGAACATCAAATTGATCTTTGTTAATGACACTGGCAAAATAAACAGTACCGTCAGTGGCAGCAGTTGCGCCACCAGTCCATGTGTTTCCACCACCAACATATAATAGTGGTTCACCTGTGGTCAACCCGTGATTTTTTATGTAGATACGATCTGCGGTGATAGCAGAAACACATTGGCGAGTCCAATATTTGGCAGTTGTGGCCTTCCAATCGTGAATAGAAACACGAGTATGGTTGATCATTGGACTTGTGTGCAACACTGCTCGAGCACCAACTGTTGTATAGATATTGTATCTATCAAAACTAGTTGTTCCGTTTCCACCACTGTCAACTAATGTATAAGTTTGTGTGGCTGCTTGGTTAGTTAAAACACCAGTGTTATCAGTTGGACCTTCTATTTCAAATGTATTACCTGTAGCAGTCCAGTTGGCTGAACGGACCACATAAACGCCATTCAATGCTGCCACACCCATACCAGCAAGTGTGATCTGTTGACTTGGAACAATGCCTAATGCGTTGTTAGTGTTCAAACCAGTTAGTGTTACAACTAAATTTGCTGAACCGCTAGTGGCTGCGATAGTGCTAATCTTGTCTTCGATTCTATCGCCGCGTTTGAAGATTGCAAAGTCATGGTTTCCAGATCCTCTGCCATTGATACTAATTGTATTTGTTCCAGCATAAGCGTCTTTAGGATTAGAACAAATCTTAAAGGTGTCTTTAGTTAAAACTACTGCAAAATACATACCAGAATTGGAGGTTCCCCATGTTGGTAATGATCCTGCATTAATAGGAAATTCACCAGTTACTGCATCAATTGCTGGTGCGTTACCGCCTGAGGAAACTCCAACATAGGTGATCATATCTCCTGTGATCATGCCGTGATTAGTCATGGTAATAACACTAGTGACAGAATCAATGCCGCCTACCGCAGCAATGGTACGACGAATTGTGCCATCGTGGTATGGCTCAAAAATACTAATATTACCTGTTGCTAAACTGATAGAGCTACGATCTTCAACTTGTCCACCGTTAACAACGTTACGTGGGTCAAAAGTGATTGAGTTTTTACTCAAACTATTAACAAGAGCAAATGTGGCGCCAACTTTAAAACCGTGATCAAAGGTTGTTCTAGCAGTTAATGTTGTTGCTCCATCAGTAGTAATTGTTCCGTTGATGTTTGTCGCTGTATTGTCCAATGGAATATTGGCCCCAACATAGAATCTGCCAGTTGTAATGGTTGTGTATGAAGTAAAAATTGTCACTGGGGTAGTAGCTGTTCCAATTTGAACTGCTCTTGCTTCATATGTAAAAACATAATCTGTTGTGCGCTTTACAACAAATGTACCTTCTGCCGTAGTGCTTTCAACTCCACGAACATCAATTGGTGTTCCAGTGCTGATCCCGTGAGGGCTTGATGTAGTTACAGAAACTAAATTTGTTCCGTTAACTGTTACATCAATAACGTTACTTAATGGTACATCGCCTGCTAAAGAGTGGAAAGCAGGAACTTCGTTTTGTCTTTCCAATGTTTCCCATTTTGAACTCTGTAAGCCATATTCAAAGTCTGTGTCAATTAATGTATTTGGTTGCGATACACGGAATTTTGACACAGGATCTGTTAAAAATTCTGGTGGTGCGAATGGTAAAGTATCTCGTTCAACGAATACTTGTATTTGATCAGTTGTTGCCATTGCCGCACAATCATATTCTAATGTGAATGATGTACTATCAGTAGCTGGATTATATGACCAGCTACTTACTCCTTTGTTTCCGTCAGCAAAGTTGTAAAGAATAATGTTGCGTGTCACGTTTGTAATCAGCAACACTCTCTTTAGAGGCACATTGCCGTCAACAGTGATTGTATCTGTTGTTGGACTAAATGTGTAGTCGAAAATCAGTGATTTTGCCATTTTAAGTTACCCTTTTAAGTTCTAAATATTTATCTATGCTTACGCTAACGCAATACTAAACGCTACACTTAGCGAGTTAATACTTTGATCCACATAAGTTTTTACTGCCTGTTCTGTTGGAACAGCCAAGTTTGAATTACCGCTCAATGTACCATCAGCAGAAAATTCGTTAATTTGTTCGCCAATCTGCGCACCAATACTACCTAGTCGCAAACTAGTCAAACCGCTCAAGTCGAACGCATTAGCATTCAATGTTGCACGACCAGTTGCCTGATCAACTTTAAAGAAGTCTCCAACTCTAAAGTTACCATCTTGGTCTGTACTAACATAGAACACACGTCCTGGTAAGTTTTCAACAATTTCGTTAACCTGTAATGTTGCGGCAGTTTGTACTGGATAAGCAGTTGATTTACCGCCACTACCAATGGCCAAGAAATCATGACCAGTTAAACGAATCTTACTATATTTTGTTCTAACAGTGACTCCTGTTCCTTCAGCACTTGCTAAAGTTTTTTCAGTAGTCAATGTCAATATTGCAAATCCTGCTGGTTTATAACCAGTAGCATTTTGTGTATAGTCAACTGCTTGGATAACATAAGTTCCGCCGCCGCTAGCAATATTCAAACTTGCACCTGCAACAGGTTCAGCTGTAAGACCTGACACAACTACTAAGAAACCTTTTTGACCAGTGAAACCGCCAGTTGAAATAGTTGCCTGTACTGCTGTAGCTGTACCTGTTATAGTTTGCCCTGCACTAAAAGTACCGCTGTTTACCTTAACATAAAGAACGCCTGCGCTAGGTTGTGAACTTAGAATTGTTGCACTACCAGTTGGACTAGTTAAAGTCTCGCCAGTATTAAACACGCCAGTTGGACTGGAATATGTTATAAGTTCGCCATATAACGAAGCAGTGATGGCTGTTTCACTAGCATCAAAACCTCCGGCAATGGCACCGTATGTACCATAACTGTTATTTCCGTTCAATGAACGAATTTGTCCACCGGTACTGGCTGCGTAACCATATGTACAGAAGTATGTAAAGCAGGATACAACTTCGGCTTTACCTGTATTTGAACACCATATTCCAATACCGCCATCATTGTTCATTGTGTAGGCATGGAAAACAATAGATCTAAATCCAGTTGCGTGTACTGCGCCATTAACAACTGCGCCAATGCCTCCTGTAGAGAAGCATGAGCATTCTAACACATATGGTGATTTAGTTGTAACAGGGCTGGCAGGATTTAGTGCGATGAAAATTCCTCCTGGAGTGGATGTATCCACATCTCCTGGAGTTCCTACATTGAAACCTGTTAAACCCTGCATAGTAACTTTTTGTAGCAACGAACCGTTGCTCATTAAGAACATGGTCTGTGTTTCATCCCCTGCTTGTGGTTGGACTATAACACTTCTTAAACTATCTCCTACAATAGAAACGTTAGCAGGAATAATAATTGGAAGATCTTCAGTGTATGTTCCGCTCTTAACAAAAATTGTTGCAGGCCCAGTCACTGTAGTACAAGCATATTTGATAGTTGCGAAAGCACGATTAATACTCTTTCCATCATTACTGTTATTACCTTCTGGTGTAACATAATAGACTTGACCTGTTACATTGTTGTTTTCCCAAGCAGGCAGTCCAGCTCCGCTAACTGTTAAAATTTGTCCAGAAGTTCCTACTGGGATTCTTTCAACTGAGCCGCCAGTACCTTTACGTAGTAAGTCACCAGCAGTAGTTAAGATTGGAGTTACATCACCAGTTTGTGCTACAAGATTCCATTTGGTTGGACTTGAAGTTGGTGTGTTTCCAGTATTATTAGCACTGATACTAATCCAAGTACTGCCTAAATATTCAACTGTATCATCTAACTCATATTCAGTTAGTGCAGAGTATGTACCTTTCCAGAACATACCAGCTGCCAATAAACTCCAATAGGTCGCACCGCTTGTGCCACCTGGTTCAATGCCTCCACCGTTATTTGATGTATGAGCTAAGATACAAATATAGCTACGTCCACCGTAACGTACGATGTCGCCTGCTAGATAAGCGGTTCCGTTTGCGTAAGTTGGATTTGGTGCTAGTCTAACTCCGTCAACGTACAGTGTGAAGAAACTTGCATTAGTTGGCAAGTTGCCAGATCCTTCTGCTGTTGCTATGTAAAGTTTGGCACCGTATTTGACAACTTCACCAATTTTGTAAGTTGTTCCACCTGCGTAGTCGCCTGCGAAACTAAATCCTGTTGTAAATTGATCCCAGTAAGTAGCATTAGCAGGTGTATTTCCTGTAGTATCAGTCTTAGCAGAATAAATGCTACCACCGTAATTTACTAGTTCTCCTGGCTTATACGCAGTTACGTTGCTGTAAACTCCGCTGTAGGTATAACCCTTGTTTAGCAAATCCCAATATGTTGCATTTGTTGGAAGATTGCCTGTGGTATTGCCTTTTGACAAGTAGCTATATCCGCCATATTGTACTATATCGCCTTTGACATAAGCAGTAGCACCGTTGTATGCCCCTTGAGATTGTAGTCCGCTTACTAATGTTTCCCAATTGGCAGTGTCAGATGGAAGATTTCCTGTGGTATCTTGTTTTGCTACATAGGCGCTTGCACCGTAGCTGACAATGTCACCTTTCTTATAAAGAGTTGCTCCGTTATATGTACCTTTATAAACTACACCTTGTGTAATTACAGTGAAATAATTTGTATCAGTTGGCAGATTACCTGTGGTAGTTACTGACGCAACATAAGTGTTCGCGCCGTAACTAACTACGTCGCCTGGTTGGTATGTTGTACCATTATTATATGAACCTTCAAATTGCAAACCAGTTGCAAACATGGTAAATTTGACAGTGTCAAATGTTGCAATACTTGTATGATGTGTGTTACAGATATAAACCTGTCCACCATAGCTGACCATGTCATTTAACTTATAGCGTGTGCCTGAAGCCCAAACACCCTTAAATGCAATGCCGTCATTGAACAAGTCCCACTTACTAAAATCGTTTTCTAATCCAAGAGCCGCGGTTGCAGCCGAAGTGTGACTAGTGTTTACAATATAACTACGTCCGCCATAGTTAACAATATCGTTAACTTTATAAAACGTAGCGGTAGTCCATGCATCTGCCCAAGACTGACCATCGTTCATTAACTGCCATTTGCCAGCAGTTAGATCGGTTTCAAACCCGCCAGTTGCGTCTGCGTCTGCAATGTGTCCTTGGACACAAACGTATGCTTTGCCGCCGTAGCGAACAATATCGTCTTTTACGTATGTTGTAGAATTGGTCCATACGTTTTTCCATACGAAACGCAATCTACCAAGTTTAAATTCTGCCATTTTCTTTTCCTTTTAGGTAAATCTTTTTAATTTCTATATTTATTACACATCTGAAGGGTAAGTATATGCCTTGTTAACTCTAGCAATTAACTCACCGTTAGCATTCAAATAATAATAAACACTCCTGCTATCCCATCTATATTGATCTGGGTATAGATTAGCATCTGGCCTATTGTGATCTTCGTCACGACCATCAAAATAATCTACACCAACTTCAAATTCTGAAAAATCATCAGCTGCCAAACCAATAGTATTAACGATTATTTCTTCATTAGCTCCTAATAATTGATCTACTCTAGTAAAATATAAATCGCCCTCTTGTGTTCTACGTAGAGCATAATAATATCTTGGATTGTTTGCTCCAAGTAATGCTGAAGTATCTTGATCGCCTACATAATATGTGCTCATAATTTTTCCTTATTAAGAGATTTCTACATAGCTAACAATAGAATCAACAGCATTGGCCACACTTGCTACCACATAAACTGTATTTTCTGGAGCTACCAATAACCTCTCTCCTCCGTTTACTGCTCTCAATGTTTGATTAGCAGGAATAATAATATCTTTCATATAAAACCCTGATACTGACGGAATAACGCTTGCATCTGTGACAGTTATACTAACAGTTACAGGATCAGCTGTTTTGTTAGCTAAACTCATACCAATGACAGTTGCTCTCGCTGTTGGTGTCATTGATATGATGGAAGTTGCAGTTGTACCTACATCTGGGGTTATCTTATTTTTAAATGCTGTTGCCATTTCTTATCCTAAAGTCAAAACTAACTGAATTGATAATTCTTCTGCTTCACCAACTGTGACGTTAGCGGTTGATTCTCCTGCAGAGTTGATCCACTGACTACCGTTATATACCTCTACTCGTTTGTCTGAAGTATTATAACGAATCATTCCTATTTCTGGAACTGTTGGTCTTTCTGGTGTTAGACCGTAAGGAATAACAATACCACCGGTTCCTTCAAATTTATAATACCCGTCACCAGTTTGTTGGAAAGTTAAAACCGCATTAGTTGTAGTTGCAGTAATTACGTTGTCTTTAAATGCAAAATTTTCAATATTAACTGATCCAGTACCGGTTGCCTGTATATTGATATTGGTGTTTGTAGCCAGTGTAGAAATCGTATTATTATCTAATGCTAGTTGTCCAATTTCAAACCTATCAGCACGTAATCTTGTAGCATTAATATCTGCTATCAAATTACCGTTAGAGTAAAATCTAATTACGTTATCATTGGCGCCAGGTGTAAGTTCTGCGGTAATATAAGTGTTTAGGTCTGTGTCGTATACGCCATCTAATATGACCCAATTACTACCATTATATCCTTCAAAGTGTGTTGTTTCAGTATTATATCTAATACCACCTACTTGTGCGCCGCGCTGACCTGTGTTACCGGAAGGTAATCTTAGGCTCTGTGTGGAATCAATATAAACAATGCCAGTACCGTTTGGTTTTATAACAAAATTTTCATTGGTTGTTGTTCTTAGTTCGTTGTCTTGAATTTCAAAATTTTCAAACTTAATAACACCAATTCCTGTTGCTGCCAATGTTAATGGGCTGTTGATATTAGTTGACTGTACAGTGGATCCTGTTATCTGTAAAGTATCAACATTTAATGTATTAGTGAATAAATTATTCCAACGTTTAGACGTTGATCCTAAATTATAATTTCCGCTAGGAATTAAATCACTTGTAATACCTGCAACAAAACTAATAGTGTCTGTTGGTTGATCACCTATGATAATATTACCACCAATAGTAACATTGCCTCCTACAGACAAATCACCAGTTATAGATACATTATTCTGTAAGTTGATTTGATCACCAGCAGAAACAATGTTTAAATTAGTAGTCAATGTTTCTATTGTTGATCCACTAATTTTAATATCACCAGTAGTAACCTGTGTAGGCTCTACAGTAGTAGTGTTTACCCCGTCGCTTAGTGTTAATCCGGTACTACTTGCAATATTGATATTTGATGCTGTAAATTGTACCTGTCCTGTTACTTGATTAACATAGAACAAATCTCCAACTCTAAAATCACCTTTGTGATCAATAGAATTATAATAAATGTAAGCGCCGTTAGTATCTACTACTTCATTGGCTTGAATTACTAATCCTGCGTCATTAGAAGAATCTTTTCCGGTACCAATATAGGCAAAATTGTGCCCAATCAAGTACATGACTACACCTTTTCCGTCTCCTGCAACACCGTAGTTGCCATAAACGTTGGCACTGGACATAGATCTAACTTCTGCACCAAAATCTGAATAATCAACTAGTTCAATATATTTGGCTGTACCTGTAGCTGTTCTAACATCTTGCATGATGAAAGAATCATCTTCTATAGCAGTTGACCCTTCAGTACCATTAAAATGTAAAAGCAATACTGTATCAGCAGTTTTTACGAACTCTGATGTTGGTACTGCAAAATTGGCAGTATATTTTGCTATACCTTTACTAACCCTAAACTCATCAAACCCGCCATTAAATCCTGTACTACCTGCATAATCAATACCTATTCTTAAAGGTTTGCTTAGTCCATAATTGTTAGTGTCAGTATAAGAAATTCCATCTTGGACTCCACTAACAAACATTTTAGTGACACCATTGAATCTTGAAATAGCAACATGTGTCCAAATATTTGGTGTTATAGCAGTAGAGCCATTTATTACAATAGATCCATTGATATAATAATAAAGTGTATTACTTGGACTTAGTGCAAATACTGGTGCTATTTCATTAGCTGTAGATCTAAAGTCATATATTACTCTATATCCGCCACCTTGCGCTCTAATAAATCCCTCTAATGTAAAATCACCTGTGCCAAATCCAAAATCAATAGACGATGGAATGCTGAGTCCATCTCCTGTACCATCCAATAATAGACTGGCGGTATTGAATTTTTTAGTTGTTTGCGTTAATTGGGCATTACCTAATGTTGTAACAACTTTACCGTTGGCATCTGCTTTAGTTACAAGTCCGTCAACTTTTCCTGTTAGATAAATTTTACTACCGTCAACACTGCTAATAACACCTTGAGCTAATATAGTTGTGCCATCTGTGGCATATGAAGTTAGTGTTTGTCCAGGAGTAAATGTGCCAGTAGTAGACGAAATTCTAATGGCTGTTTTACCTGCGTTGGCAAAGCCAGCAGAGCCAGTTAGACCTCTTAGTCCGTAATTTGCGTAGTAGGTAAAGCTATTCAACCATTCAACTCTAACTCCATTGGTCATGGTTATAGCGTTTGCTCCAGGGGTAATAAATGTTACTCCGTGAAATAAGCAAGCGGCTTCCTTACTAGAAGGACTTACAACACTACCATCTAACAATGCTCCTCTACCTGCATCGCCTTGATCAAATCCTAAAGGATCAGTTGGGTTGGTAAAGCTGCCTTTTGTAATAACACTGACGTTTCTAATATAAGGACTCTTAGAAGTTACGGTCATTCCTGATGCGTATCTAAATGCGTGACCAGTGTTATTTGCAACATTATAAAAGAAATCTGCAATGGTCAAGTCTTCAATAGTAACTTCGCCGTTTAATAAAAATGCATCTTTATCGTTTGATCCTAAAGTAGGCTTAATTACCACACTTCGTATGCCTGCACCACGCAATGTTACACCTGCAGGAACTGTCATTGGGAACACTTCAGTGTAAACACCTGGATAAATTATAATTGTTGTTCCCGCAGTTGCTTGAGTTAATGCGTATTTTACAGAGCCATAAGGATCATTTTGATGTGTTCCTGAGTTAGCATTGTCACCAAACGTGGACACATATATGGTATTTCCTGGACGGAAAGCTAGATCGATGCCGGCCACAGTTAATGAATTAGTTACAATAGTATCCGCATTTACTGTGTTAATATAAGCATTTTGCCATCTTTTATCGCTCTTACCTATGTCATAGGTATCAGTAGCAGATGGAAGTAAATCACCATCAACACCCCCTGCGAGTGTAACGTTTTCTGAATTAATTGTTCCTGTAGCAGTAATAATGCCTTGAATGTGCAGATCACCGTAGATTTCTAAATTAGAGTTAATATTAACATCACCAGTTCCTGAAGGATCAATAGTGATGTCTGTGTTAGGAGTAAACGCTCCAATAACATTGTCTTCTACAGTTAAATCGCCTGCACGTAGTTTACCATTATAGACAACTGCATTAGCTCCTGAAGGAGTAATGTTTATTGTGCCATTAGTTGAAGTAATGGAATTATTAGTTACAGTTAAGTATGTGGTGTTATCGCCAACCTTTAGTTGATTGTCAACTATTAGATTAGTAGTTTTTGTTGTTCCGTTTACGGTTAATTCGTGAGTGGGCGTGTTGGTTTTGACCCCAATTTTGCGATCGTTAACATCTAAATACAATAGATCCGTGTCAAACGCTAAATCAACCCCGTTGCGGAGAAGATTCGATTTGAGCAATGGACCGGAAATTTGACCAACGGCCATACAATCACTCCTTAACCCCGTGTTTCACGGTTAACCACCTTACATTGCGGGTTTACCACAGTATGTCATGTAAAACTTGGTCAGCTTTACAATTATAGATATTTATCGGTTTTTGAAATTAACCCAAGATAAGGGTCCAAACATTGGTTAATTGTTCAACGTCGTCTTCGGTGGCGTTACCGCCTACTCCACCAAAGTTATCAAAAGAATCGCCATCCCAAACTTCCATGGTTTGAGTGTCTGGATTAAAACGTATAGTTCCTATCTCATTTGATGCGGGTGCAGCCAAATTGTTTGAGGGTGCTAGTATTGCCGACTTTCCTCCAAACTTTACCCATCTAGTGGTTGTTCCTGGCATTGTAATAGGAGAATTTGTGATATTAATAAAATTGTCACCATCTAATTTAATATTATTAAGCATGGTATAACCAGTGCCTGTGGTCAATAAATTAAGGTTGTTTGCTCCAGAAACAGAAATAGTATTCCCAGTAGCAGTAATTTGATCAGCGTTTATCGCAGAAGATACGACTGCATTGGTAGCTATGGAAGCAATAGTTGAATTATTAATAACAAAAGGTATGGTATTATTTGTTGGATGTGCAACTATCCTAGTATTTCGATTAGAAGAATATACTCCGCCCAGTGCAGTTCTAAAGTTTCGTTGCCCTACAAATTGATTCAAAACGTTGTCATAACGAACTTCTGCACTGTTCATAATGGGCTTATCAGCACTACTTCCAGATGGTAATCTTAAAGAATCAGTTGAATCCAAATACAAAATATAGCTGGATGTGGGTTTCAACCTAACATTTATGCCTGTATTTGCAGATAAAATGTTGTCAGTAAAAATTAAACTATCTACAATTACTCCACCAGTTCCGTTTCCTATAAGATTTAAGTTAGAATTAAGTGCAGTAATATTATTATTATCAATGGTCAACGAAGGTAACTCAACTCTACTAGTCCAAGATGTAATCCATCTTTTTGCATTTGAACCAAGATTATATGTATCCCCAACATCAGGAACAATATCTTGATTCAAATCCATGGCAATAGTAATCGTATCTGTATTTTGATTACCTACAGTTATCGTACCTTTGAAATCTACAATACCTGAAACATTTAAATTTTTAGCAATGTTAACATCATCATCTAATAGAAAAATACCAGTGGCAGTTTTAAAATTGATAGGCCCAGATATTGTTTCAATTGTTGATCCGCTGACTCTAAAATTATTAGTTTCTACTTTGTAAGGTGCTAAAATAGTAGTGTTAGTGCCGTTACTAATCGTTATTGTAGACAATCCAGAAAGGTCAAAAGAATCACCGCTAAAACTAGTAGTACCTTTCTTAAAATTAACTAAAAAATTATCACCAATTCTAAAGTCCCCACCGTGATCTGTAGAAATATATCTAACTTTAGCTCCATTCAACTCTACAGTTTCGTTTGCTTGTACTCTTAAAGTATTATCATTAGATGAGTCTTTTTCAGTGCCAATGTAAGCAAAATTGTGACCTATTAAGTATGCTAATACACTAGCACCATTACCAACAAATCCGTACTTTCCATATACATTGGCACAGCTAATGCAGCGAATTTCTGCACCGTATGTAGTTGTTGTTCCTACTCCTGGAGAAGAAAAAATAGGAATTCCTGAAGCAGGAACTAATGGGGTAGTCACATAAATGCGCCACATATTAGAATTAACAGGGTCTTGAATTACATAATCAACAACATAGACAACGCCATTATTATTAATAGACCAATCTGCTCCAACTATGGTATTAAAATCTGGCGGTAGATTAGATTTTAAATATGCTACCCAAGGTTCACCAACTGATGCGCCTGTAGTGTCATAATCATTAGGAGGAAGAATAAAAGTCGTTGTGCTTGAATAGATAGAAAAAGAATACCCTTGCTGTAAAGTATTAAAAGGCTCAGCTAGAATAAGATTCCATAATTGCGTTGGATCTTGTGACGATGATTCGTACCCTGTAATTGTATAAAATGTAACAGGAAATGATGGACCAAAATAGGTTGCCATTGTTTTTCCAACCCAACTTTGTACTAGTGCTTCGCTATGTCCAGACTTACTTACAGTGACTCCATATGTGTCAAATGATAATCCAAGACCTTCTGGATCAACATATATCACTTCAGGGGCAGTGCCGTTTACAGTTTCAAACCCTAATAATCCCTGCGTTGCGTAAAATCCTCTATTAGCGTAGTATGTAAAAGTGTCAATAGCTTCTACTCTAACACCGTTAGTCATAGTTATTGCGTCCACTCCAGGTGTTATAAATGTTACTGCATAGAATAACATACTAGCACTAGGACTGGTGTTACTTACTACACTGCCGTCAATATAAGCACCTTTGCCTGCGTCATGTGTGTCGTATCCTAAAGGATCTGTTAATGATGTAACTGTTCCTCTTGTAATAACACTAACGTTTCTAATATAAGGACTTTTAGAAGTAGCACTATAATTGTTAGCAAACCTAAAAGCGTGTCCAGTATTGTTTACTGCATTGTAATTGAACCCAGTTACTGTCAGATCTTCAACAGAAGTATCACCGTTTAATAAAAATGCGTCCTTATCTGTAGTTGCAACTGTTGGTTGAACTTTTACACTTCTTAAAGATTGACCAATAACTGCTACTCCTGCAGGAACAGTTAATGGAAATACCTCGGTATAAGTTCCTGATGTGATATAAACTGTAGAACCTGGAGTTGCTACACTCAATGCTTTGGTTATTGTTCTAAAAGGACTCAACTGAATATTGCCTTGATTGGTGTCAAGACCATTTACACTGACGTAATATGTATTTCCTGGTAACGTAATATAAAGAGTTGAACCTACAGGAACAGTTGGTATTACTACATTATTAGTATTGACATTTTTAAAAAATGCTTGATCCCACGTATAATTAGAATTTCCTACATTGCCTGTATTATTAATTGCAGGTCGAACATCAATACTTAAATTACCAACTTCTGATTGCGGTAAAGGATTTACTATGGTAGTTGTAAAATAGAGGGCATTGCCGTTAATAAAAACGTTGCCTGTAACATTTGTAGTAGCACCAAAATTGGTTCTTCCTGTGCCAGAAGGATTTACATCTACACTTGAATTTGTTAATGTAGTTTGTATTGTTGCTGTAGAAAATGTTAAATCATCTGTTGCTAGTTTAGGTACTGTAATTAACTGCGGAGATTCTATAACAAAGTTAGAATTATTTGACGATACTATGGAGTTTGTATTAAGAGTAACTCCGTTAATTGTCACTGAAGAATCAGATATTATATCAACTGTTCTTAGTCCTGAATTTGTTACTTGTAATTCAGTAGTAGGATTATTTTTTCTTATGCCAACACGACGTGTCTGAACATCTAAGTATAAGAGATCAGTTTCAAAAGCTAGATCAATACCTTTTCTTTCTAAATTGGCTTTGAGTAATGGTCCAGAAATTCTTCCAACGTTGGACATGTCTTAATCCTTATCTGTCAAAACCGTATATAATATATATAGGTTTTCCTAAAGGCACAGGATTGTCAAATTTGACATATCCTTTGTTAGCTATTACTTCTATGGTGTAATTAATTTCAGGAAGTTGATAAACGTTTTCAATGTAAACTTGGATGTTAGTTGAGCTAGTATTTCCTAAATCGTCCACTGGGATAAAATTATTTCCGTCAACATCAAGTATTTCGTGTGTTAACTGTCCATCTAGATTTACTCTCAATGTTGCAGTCCCTGATACTGTTGCTGTTGGTACATTGACATATCCAGTACCACTAGAGATAACGTTGATTGATGTTATAACTCCAGAAGGATTTACCACTGCAACTGCTACTGCATTGTCATCACCAATGTCTGGAGCACTAATAGTAACATCTGGGGGGTCTAGTGGGTCGTATCCGCTGCCACCGTTTAACACAGTTATTGTATCAATTTCTCCAGTTGCGCCACCAGTACCAATTTGTTTTAATTTAATTCTTGCAGGTCTGTTAGTGCGAAGTTTTTCCCAACTCCAAGATGGATCGTAATCTGTATATACTTCAAAATCATTATCTTCAGAATTATAACGCATCATACCAGGAACACCAGTTGCTGGTCTGTCAGCAGTGGTTCCTATAGGCAAAGTCAGTGATTTATTAGTGTTAATTATTGCACGACCATCAACTTCAACACTAAGGCGTTGACTTTTTGGTTTATACGTATCAATATTTTTACGTTTTATAAATTTCATTACGCTACCGCCATACTGCTGATCACAGCATTAACTACATCTGCTACATTAGATTTTAAAACAATGGTATCACCATCACTTAATACTAGTTTTTCCATGTCCATAACAAATGTATCACTAGCGACGATGGTCAAACTTTTTAAAATTTGATTGGCATTACCGCGTGTTGCGTTGTCTGGAACTACCCACGCATCTACAACAGCATCTGTGCTTGTGCTGTGATTACAAATCATTAATGTTGTTATACCGTTTTCACCTGTAGATACAAATATATCTGTGTGATTGGTATCTGCTAAATTCGTTGCTGTTATCATAATAATCCTTAGAACATTAAACTAGCAAAAAATGATCGTCGTTTGCTAGGTAATTCATCTCTAACATTTTCACTGTTTACAAAAAATATTCCAGAACCTCCTGGTCCTTTTGCTTTGGGATACAGTTTTATTCTTCCGCTTTCATTTGATGGAGCATCATATACAGTATCAATAACCATACTTAAAGATGTCTTTAACTCTACTGAAGGATTGCTAGTTGTTCCTGCACCTGGTCTAGTAGATAATATTAGTTTTGTATTGGATGTCTCCATGGTTATTTCGTTTGAGTCATTGATTTTAATATCACCAATGACCATTCTATTACCGTAAACAGTGATCCACTGATTACCACCAATACTTGTTCTTAACTGCGCTTCAGTTACTGCTCCTACCCCTGAACTTGGATATCCAGGAACATCTTGCTCTACAAATTCTAAATAAGTGTTTGTTCTAAATACTTGTGCTCCAGAACTTGTTCTGTAATTTAATTGTATTCTTCTTCTATCAGGTTGTAGTTCAATAGCGTAGTCAACATATCCTTTATTTGGTATGTCGTTAACTTTATTCCTTGTAACTATCCTATCAGTATAGTTTGCTACACCGTCTAATGTGACAGTGCCTAATGAGTTTTCTGCCCCAAGCAAATTTAAATCTGAACCAATTGTGCCTGTTCTAATAGCTCCTACTACGATGGCAGAATGGCCTTGTGATCCTACTCCCCCTGTTGGAGGCCCTATATAAAATTCCCAAAGTCCAGAAGTAGTAATTCCGTTAAAGCTCCAACTTTTGTTTTGATTATAGAATAAGTTGGCATTGTCGCTAGGGGAATTTGATCCGCCTCTTGCAATACTTAATCCTGAAATTCCAGTACCAGTTACTCCAGGGGAAGCACCGTTACTTAATCCAACTTCACCTTTGTTTAAAATTAAAACTTTGTCACTGATAGATAAATCACTACTTTCAATAGTAGTAGTTTGTCCGCTTACTTGCAAGTTACCGTAAATGTGAACAGTACCCAAATTATCGCTGTCATATTTGGTTTCTAGGTATATGTTATTTGACGATTGCAAGTGCCAATCGCCGCTAATTCGGTTAACTTGTTTAATAGATGGCATGTCCGTTTCCTTATATGATATTTATCTGTATGGCAAAATCATTAACTTTGCGATAAAAGAGCAAACATGTATAATTTGTTAAAATTTTTAATCAGTTTATTAATGACAGCTATCTGTTCATCAACTTTATTTAGACTGGCTTTAGATTTTTGATTCCTAGCGATTACTTCTAAATTACCAAGTTTTACTACTTCTGTATCAATAGCACGTAACATTCTGTAGACATCTTTTTTAAACATAGGCAAGTTTCCTTGACTATTTTCTAATCGATGTCGAACTTTGTGCCAATCTAAACTAGAAGTAATTTTGTATTCTTCCATATAAGTATTTACCCACAAAAAAGCCCACCGAAGTGGGCTTTTTGTTTGCTTGTAACTCTAAGATTACTGGAAGCTAACGTTAGCAGAAGTAATTTGTACTTTGCTTAGGTAGTCAGCAGCGTTACCTAGAGAAGAAGCTGTGTTGCTTAGTTCTACGTAACCATAACGTGTCATAAAGCCAACTACTGGTTCAAAAGTAGCTGGATCTAGAACAACGCCAGAACTCATTAGAGGAATATATGGGCAATAGAATGCAGCCGCATCAGCTTCGCTTGGTCCTTTGTAACCTAGTAGAACTTGGTTAGCATCTTGACCGCTGTCAGCTAGATATGCGTCAACATAAACACGCATTGCGCCGTTTAGTGTACCAACAAATTTGGTGTTTGTTGGAGCTTCAAATGTACCTTCTGTAGTACGTGCGAAAGCACTGGTTGTAGCAGACTGAAGAATTGTAAGAGCTTGATTACTTACAACTGCCCAGTTAGCCGCACCACGACGTGTGCGCTGTGCAATCTTGTTTGCTTCTCTGTTGATTAGAACAGCTAGAGCAGCGTGTTCGTCACCAACAAAAGTAGCTGTACCACTTACAGCAGCCTGGTCGTATGTAGAACCAACACCAGCTAGTGTACGTAGGGAAGCTAGAACTTCTTGATCGATTTCAGCAGTAATTTCTTGTGCTAGAGCAGCCATGATTTCTGCTTCAATATCGATACCTTGTTGTGCTTGTGCATCTTGAGCAGCTTCGAAGGTCCAACGTGCGCTTAGTTTGCGTGTCTTAGCTTCAACAGCT